CCAGTATCAACATCATTTTTAGTTTTATCTGTATTCGCTTCAACGTTCGTGTTGGAAAAAATGCTAATGAAATCTATTATGGGTTATGGTGTAGCGGCTGCGTTTGCTTATCTTGTATGGTTTGCAATTCATAAGTATTTCGGTAGATGGTATGATGAAACTCAGCCCGTAAGCGAAAGTAATAAGAACTATTGGCGCGTTGCTCAATGGGTTGCTACTGGTGGTTTATGGTACACTTGGTTATCACACGATATTGCTAACATCGCAGTATTCTTACCAAGGCAAGTACCGGTAGACTTAATGATACTTATATCATTTGTATTTGTCGGTGGATTGTTCTTTATGTTTAGAGAACGGGGTGGTAAGATCCAGCAAATCGTATTAGAGAAACATAACACTCGATACGTACGATCGGCCACATTGATTGATTTATTCTATTGGTTGTGTCTATACTTCTTTAAAGAACTAAATGATATTCCTATGAGTACAACATGGGTTTTCGTTGGTTTACTTGCAGGTCGAGAACTTGCAATGGCTACATACTTTGGTAAAAAGAAAACAAAATCAGTATTTCCATTAGTTGCTAAAGACTTTGGAAAAATGATGGTTGGTCTTGGTGCTTCAGTAGCATTAGTATTACTTATTCATACTGTGATTAATCCAGTGTAATATTTTTATCACATATTACTTTTAATGGGCCTCTTGTATTTACATTTGGCCCATTTTACATTATATATACTTAGTGAACGTTGAAGTGACGTGAATACGGATCGGACCGCGGGGCAGTACCGCGCATCTCCACCACAAGCGCATTATGTGTGTTTTTGATGGGGATGAACTAGGATCGACGGACGGGATAGCTAAGTGGAGTTCATCGGGTGATCGCGTATAGATCAATTAAACTAAATGCAAATGAAAATTTCGCACCATCTGGTTATGCTCTAGCAGCATAAACACAGGGGGTTGGCAACTTACCTAGCAACAGAAAAGTTCGCATACATACAAACTATTAGAAAAGGAAAGAAGTAGTATGAATAAATTTTTAACAACAACAGCTTTAGTATTTTTAGGAACGTCAGCATTCGCAGAGGAAGCTGCTCCAGAAGCACCAGCGGCAGTCACACTCGGTGGCTCAATCGAAACAGTAATCGCAGAAGGTGCAAACGATAAGTACGGCGCTACTACTTCGTTCGAACTTAATGGTAATCTTGCTAACGGCTTAGCAACAGGCTCAATGGATTTCGTAGTAGGTTCTTCAGATGAACTTAAATTAGACGAATGGTCAATGGGCACAACAGTAGCAGGCATGGGTTTATCTTTCGGAGATCAAGGTAATGCATGGATCTCAACTGAAGCAGGTTCAACAATCGAAGAGCCAACTATGAATGAAAGCTTACAAATTTCAGGTTTAGGCGCAACAGTAGCTCTTGGATTTACAAGTGTATCTACAGACGTAACAGATATTTCTAATGTTCAAGCAACATACGGTATGGATCTTTCAATCCTCGAAATATCAACAGCTGGTGACTATAACATTGATTCACAAGACTGGGTAATTGCAGGTCGTGCAGATACAGCAGGAATGATTGACGGAGTTCGTTTAGGCGGTGCAATGTCTTACGGTTCAGCATCTGAAAATATTGGTTTTGAAGCTGACGCAACAGTAATGGGCGTAACTGCTTACTTATCTGGTGATCAAGACGATATGGCTCAGCATGTAGGTGGTTCATATACATACAATCTAAAAGGTTTAGATCTTGAAGGTGCAGTAGATTATGACATCGATGCAGAAGCATACACACCAAAAGCGACTTTAAGCTTTAACTTCTAAACTTACTCTACACAGTAAATTTCATTAACTTACTCTACACAGTAAGTTACATTTAAGGGAGCTTCGGCTCCCTTTTTTGTTGTTATAAATAATATTACATCATTATAGAGAGGCGTTTACATTATGACAAACAAATTAAAGCAACTCACTTGGGCACATCACCAAGCCGCAGAACGCAGAAAGTTTGCTAAGCAATTAATAAGCGGTGGTATTGATCCATTCGTATATTATAAATTTCTTAATTGCCAATATCTAGTCTACAAGTTATTAGAAGATATTGTAATTATTCCCCCACATCTTGCAACAATTTATAGGGCACCACGTATACTTCAAGATATTGAAGAACTTGGTGAGATCTACGGGTTTGATGATATTGATCATTATCCAGAATCTGTAGGCCGTTGTATGTCACACATGCAAGGTTTAGCTGATGCAGATGATAATGATGGTTTACTGTCTCATATGTATGTAAGACACTTTGGTGAATTACACGGCGGACAAATCATTAAAGCTAAAACACCTGGGAAAGGTGTAATGTATGAATTTGAAGGTGATACTAAAGTTCTTATTGAAGAATTCAGAAAACTTTTACACGATGGCATGGAAGTAGAAGCTAAACGTTGTTTCGACTTTGCTTCAGAACTGTTTGACGAATTATCTAAATAAACGTTTACATATACGTAAAAATATGGTATTATAAATTAATAATCTATACAAGGAGGAATACAATGCATAATGAAGCATTAGAAGAAGTTAACCTCAAGCCAAAGCCTCGTGCTTTAAGGATGTTGCGAAGTAGAGCAGCACGAACCAGGCGAAGACTTCAGAAATCAATATCTGAAACTAGATTAGTAAATGAATATAATAAATTAAGAAGGCTACGTAAAAAGAAATGATTTTCCATAGAAGGAAAAAAATAACGGTAGATGCTTTTACAGATCAGGAAAATATTGCAAAATATCCAATAGAAAGATCTAATAAGCATTTACCGAGTTGGTTTACTGACATGAAAACCGTAATAAAAAAGAAAAGCACTCAAGGATTAGTAGGAAAAACTGCTACGTTTAAAATGTGTCAAGGCTTTCAAGATAATATTAATAATAGCTTTACTATTTCATTATGGGCAGATTTGATGTTTAGAGTAGAAGTAGATGGAACGTTTTCATACCAATACCCAAATAAACTTTGCAACTTTGGAATGGAATCTCATAATAGTCCTGAAGCAACTCCAATGGGTGAATTTGCACCGCTTAAGCATTTAAAGATATTTTCGCCCTGGGTTTTAAGAGAAAAAACTGGTGTAAACTTCTATTGGTCTCAAGCTTTTTGGTCTTATGGCGCAGCTGCATCAGATATGCTTATTCCGCCTGGTGTCGTTAATTACAAATATCAGAATGGAACACATATTAATTTAATGATACAGGCTGGAAAACAATTAGATTTAGACGCAGGTCAACCTCTCGTTTATCTACATCCTTTAACTGAAAACAAAGTAGAAATCAAAACTCATGTAGTAGATACAAAAGAGTATGAAAAATTAAAGCATGCAACAGTCTATAACAAGTTTGTAGGCGGATATAAAACACATAAGAAGAACTCAAAATGCACCCACTCTGGATAAGACTAAACGAATATGCTGATCATCTTACACAATGCTTTGATCAGCAATTTACTCGTTATAATAACGAAAAGTATACAGAAGATCTAAAATTTAAAGATTGGAAAGATACTTTTTGGAAATCCGAACAAGTAAGTAAAGTCCATCTTAAAACTATTGTACCTGATGATGGTAAAGGTTTATGGCTTATGCATATTAATATATTTCCAAGAGTAGGCATTGAACTGCCGATTTTGGGATTTGATATTGTAGCAGGACCTAAAAAAATTACAGGTTCGTTTATGGACTTTTCACCACTACATGGTTATGATCATGCTTATAATGATTATATGGCGAAAAAAGTTTACGGTATCGAATGGAATAAACCACGAGAACTACCCGAATGGGCTAAAGAAATTTTCTCTGATAATATGCTAGCTGTTGGCAATATTAGAGATGGCGAAGAACTAGACCAGTTTATGGCCATAACAAAAGATTTGGTTGATCATTACTTAACTAATCTTAAAGACAGTGCGTTTGTATCAAATCGTGATACAAAACCATTACTTAACAAATACTGCACAAATCAAAAGATGAACCCTCATCTTCATAGATCTATTTTAGCTATGGGTATTTCAGAGGAAGGAAAAAACCAATACGTCGACGACGTTCTATTTGAGGTAATTTAAATGGAAAAAGGGTTTACAATTAATGCATGTTGTAGTAGAGTAAACATAATATCTGAATCACAAACATTGACATTCGGCGAACACTTGTTCCTCGTGACTGTAGTTCATTGTTCTAATTGTGGTTCAATTAAAGCAACTACTAATATTAAGGAACACAAAATGGCAGGCGATACTATAATAGTAGAAAAAGCAGGAAAAACACTTAAGGCTGAATATTTTACAACAACAGATGGTTGTGGATGCAGATTTTTTATTAACGAAGAATTTATTCAAGAAGAATTATATCAAGGTAAATCTATTACATGGGCAGAAAGTGCTGCGAGTAATTGGTTGTCTGGGGTGAAAACATTAAATGGATAATAAGGAAAAGGTTATAAATCCAAGAACTCCAGAAAAAGTACACCACGATATATCATATATGTTACAAACTGGCGTTAACTATGTTGATGCTCTTGTTGAATATGCTCGTAAAAATGATTTAGAAATAGAGGCGGTTGCTGATATTGTTAAAAAGTCTTCGATCTTAAAAGAGAAAGTAAGAAACGAAGCTGTTAAAATGAAAATGGTTATAAGAGAAGATGATAAAGACATCACAGAGCTTTGCTAATGAAGAGTCGTTTAATTGTTACGTAAAGTATCTTGCTATGAAAAAGCATTTTACTACTGATCAATACGACTATCATAAGTACAGAGGAAAGATTAGAGCTTCATTCGATACGTATCGTACTCGTAATGATGTTTTCTTCTTCCATAAGCTTGCTCAAAAAGATGATCCAGAGAAATTACTAATGGCTAACATGATAGTTAAGCCTAATATATGGATAAGAGAAATTCTTGAGCAAGCAGGTGAAGATCGATATATTGACTGGTTGAAGAAGCGAGACTCGCTTACTCGCGTAGTTAAAGAAGATCTAACCAAATTAAGAGACGTATATCAGGATAATTTTGTTTCAGTTAATGGACAACATCCTGAGATATTACGTCTCTTTATACAAAGACAAATAACACTTGAAACTTTTACGATACTTACGCATTCCGCAAAGATATTTGATTATTGGGATGCAAATTTGGTTGACAAAATCGTGGCACGTGATATTATAAGACTATCTAAGAAGTATTATCCTTTCTTAGATATAGATCAAAAAAAGTTTAAAAAGGTTATCAAAGACTACTTCTTTTGATATAAATAGATGGTGGATACATTCCACATATACATCGCAATATAAAACAAACGCTATACAACGCAAAATTAGGAGAAATAAACCATGACTATGGATTTCAACGCACTGAAAAAGAATCGTTCAACATCACTTAACAAGTTGAACTCACAGCTCGAAAAGATTACACAGAAGAGCTACTCAGACCCCAACGAAGGTAAAATTTGGAAGCCTACCCGCGATAAAGCTGGTAATGGCTTTGCTATTATTCGTTTCCTACCAGCAGCACAAGGTGAAGAGATGCCTTTTGTTCGTGTATGGGATCACGGTTTCCAAGGCCCAACAGGCTTATGGTATATCGAAAACTCACTTACAACTATTAACGTAGACGATCCCGTTTCAGAGTATAACTCTAAACTATGGAATTCAGGTATTGAATCTGATAAAGAAATTGCTCGTAAGCAAAAGCGTCGTCTTAAGTATTTCGCAAACGTTTTAGTTGTCAAAGACTCAGCAAATCCTGAAAACGACGGCAAAGTATTCATGTACCAGTTTGGTGCAAAGATCTTTGAAAAGTTGAACGATTTGATGAACCCACAGTTCGACGATGAAACAGCAATCAATCCGTTTGATTTCTGGGAAGGTGCTAACTTCCGTCTCAAGATTCAAAAAGTAGCTGGTTATCCCAACTATGATAAATCAGACTTTGATAGCGTATCAGCAATTGCTGATGATGATTCAGAGATCGAACGTATTTGGAATCAACAGCACAAGTTGCAAGACATGGTTGATCCAAAGAACTTTAAATCATATTCAGAATTGAAAGCAAAACTTTACAGAGTTCTTGCTCTTGATGAAGAAGCTTCGACACCTTCTACAGCTGAAGAAGATGATGATTTAGATCTAAGCAGCTTCGGTAATAAGTCGGCCCCAGAACCTACTTTAAAAGAAGCTATGCCAGCTCAAGCGGCAAGTGTACCTATGGACGATGATGACGACGACCTCTCAATTTTTAAGGAACTAGCGAATGGTTAGTAAAACCTACGAAGAGGTTTTAGATTTTGACTTCGGCTTCAGCTTCATTGATGAAGAGCTTCAGGAAAAAGAAGCTGCGGCCGAGGAAAAAATTCAAGAAGTCAGTAACGAAAAACAATCACTTGAGGACCAACTCAATGATGCTAAAGTAGCTGCTGACGACTTTGAATATCGTCTAGAACTTCTATATAAATCAATTACTCCGTTCTTAGATAATCTTTGTAAGAACGAAGAAAAATCAACAATTTATTGGCCTGATCGAGTAAGTAAGATCGAGGCCTATAAGACTAAATTATATAGTATTGTAGAGGGAAAATAATATGAGTCTATTAGACAAACTAGTGAAAAACAGCACGATTAAAATGACGGCTCCTCTTATGGACTCTAAAGTTTACGGCAAAAAAGACATGGCACCTACACAGGTTCCAATGGTAAATGTCGCGTTATCAGGTAGAATTGATGGCGGTGTTGTTCCAGGCTTGCTAGTATTAGCAGGTCCTTCTAAGCACTTTAAATCAGCATTCGCATTGTTGATGGCTGGTGCTTATATGAAAGCAAATCCAGATGCTGTACTATTATTTTATGATGCAGAATTTGGTACACCTCAAGCTTACTTCGAATCTTTCGATATTGATATGGATCGTGTAGTACATACTCCAATTACAAATGTTGAAGAACTTAAGTTTGATATCTCTCATCAGCTTGATCAAGTTGAAAAGGGTGAACAAGTTATCGTTGTTATTGACTCTGTTGGTAACTTAGCTTCTAAGAAAGAAGTAGATGACGCACTTGATGGTAAGTCAGTTGCAGATATGTCTCGAGCAAAAGCTCTTAAGTCTTTGTTTCGAATTGTTACGCCGCATCTTAATCTTAAAGATATTCCGCTCATTGCTGTTAACCACACATACAAAGAGATCGGTCTATATCCTAAAGATATTATTTCTGGCGGTACAGGCATTTATTATTCAGCAGATGCTATTTGGATTATCGGTCGCCAACAAGATAAAGTTGGTACAGAAATTCAAGGCTATCACTTCGTTATTAATATCGAAAAATCAAGACACGTTAAGGAAAAATCTAAGATTCCAATCTCAGTGTCATGGGATGGTGGTATTATGAAATGGTCGGGTCTAATGGATGTGGCTGAAAAAGGTGGCTATCTTAACAAGCCTAAAGTTGGATGGTATGAAGCTATTAATCCTGAAACTGGTGAAGTCATATCTGAAAAGCTTATGCGTGCCAAAGAAGTTAACGATAATAAAGAGTTTTGGCTAAAAATGTTTGAAGAAACTAATTTTGCTTCTTACATCAAGAGTCACTTTACAATCGGAGCTGGTGGTTCGATCATGAGAAACGATGACGACGAAGTTATTGAAGAGACCTCAGTCGAATAAGGTTGACATTTTCAACTTAATGTTTTACTATAAATTTGTGGCGGGTAATTATGTTGCTCGCCACAATTCAACTTAGAATTCTGGGAATATATAATGATCGAAGCAACAGTACTATCTAATCTGATATTTAATGAAGACTACTTTAGAAAAGTATATCCTTATATTAAAACAGATTACTTTGAAGACCACAATCTTCAAAAGATATTCAACACTTACTCCGAGTATGTAGATGAATATCGTGATCCTCCATCAATAGAGGTTCTAAAATTACAACTTGATAAAAAGAAAGATATGAACGAGGATACGTATAAAAACGTAATGTCCTCTGTAGATACACTAAAAGTTGATGAGAAAACAGACTTTGATTGGCTAGTTAAAGAAACTGAGAAGTTTTGCCAAGATAGAGATCTATACAATGCAATCCGTAAAGCAATCTTAGTTGTTGATGGATCAGAAACTGAATTAAGTAAAGACGGTTTACCAGCGCTACTTCAGGACTCATTAGGTATAAGCTTTGATACAAGTGTAGGCCATGATTTTCTTGAAGACTATGAAGCACGTTATGACTTCTATCACAAGAAAGAAGAGCGTATTCCTTTTGATATAGATATTATGAATAAGATTACGAAGGGTGGTTTGCCTCGTAAATCAATGACAGTTCTTTTGGCTACAACTGGTGGCGGTAAATCTTTAGTTAAATGCCATGCCGCAGCAGCAGCTTTACTTCATGGTAAAAACGTATTATATATTACTATGGAAATGGCTGAAGAACGTATTTCAGAACGCATAGATGCTAATATGCTTAATGTTACTATTGATGAAGTAGCTGAAATGCCACGCGATGTATACTACAAACGTATGGAACGCATCAAAGGCAAATCAACTGGCAAGTTAGTTGTTAAAGAATTCCCAACAGGTTCTGCACACGTAGGTCACTTTCGTCATCTCTTAACAGAGCTACGAATGAAACGTAACTTCAAACCAGATATTATTATGATTGATTATCTAAACATATGTGCATCAGCTCGTGTCAAAGGTGCTGCTGCAGCTAATTCATATACATTAGTTAAGTCAATTGCAGAGGAGGTACGTGGTCTTGCGATGGAATACAATTGTGCTGTTATTACTTCGTCTCAATTTAATCGTGACGGGTACGGGAATACTGACGTTGATCTTACTAATACTTCTGAAAGTATGGGAATAACACATACTGCTGATTGCATATTAGGTCTAATTACAACAGAAGAATTAGATAATCTAGGCCAGCTTATGATTAAACAATTAAAGAATAGATGGGGTGATTTAAGTTACTATCGTAGATTTGTTGTAGGTATTGATAGAGCTAAGATGCAACTATACGATCTTGAAGATGGAGCACAAAATTTAAGTCAAGCTCCAGCAGTTGCTAATACAATGCCAAGACCTTCCGTTTCTTTTAGTGATGATAATGGTCCAGTATTTGATAAAGGTCCACTTGGCAGAGTTGATAAGAAATCATTGTTCGGTGCAGGAGGGATTTCATGAGTTACGTAGTGTTTACTTCATTGAAGAATAAAAAGAAATACGATATCGTAGAAACAAAATGGAATACAAGAATTGAATTAAGAATTGCTAAGAACGAAGCAAACAAGTTAGCTCGTAGACTTAATCTTGGTAATGGGTTTGGTTCTGGTCCTGTACCAGCTTTCTTCTGCATAAAAACATCAAACGCGTGATGAAAAAGATAGTTCTTGTAAGAAATCGCATGTTGCTTTCTGCTTTGTTGAAAGCGTTAATTCGTTATATGAACTATCAAGAAAAAACTAAAAAATATATTAACCCTAAATCTCAATGGTCCGGGGTTAATAATACAGAAGAAACTCTTATGCTTCAAGTTAAGAGAGTTTTAGAAAGACGATTGGGTTAAGACGTGTAACCACTTTCTTTAGTGAGTTTCATAATGACGTGGAATGGTCCGTCGCCAATGATGCGTATATCTCTGCCTGAGTAAACATTGTCTACGAAACCTGTATATTCATGAGAACCAGAGTTAACAAAATAATAATGTCCGTGAGCAGTTGCGCCATCCCACCTAGATACATCTACGTGTTTGTTGACTTTACAACCCCAAAATATTTCTTTAATTGTAACAGAAGCTGTACCCGAATCAAAAGTTTCGCCAGCAGCGGCAAGGTCTGATAGTGCAACATCAACAGTATCGCCAGATGAGTCTGTTACGTATACTTTGATTACTGCTTCGTTCTGTGATCTTTTTAAATAATGAATACTAGACATTGCAACCTCTTTTTTTATTTTATTTATAAAATGACAAACTGTCACATTTTCACTTGGTGCATAACCGCAATGCCAAATAGGGCATGCTAATTTACCAATTTCCTTAATAAATAAAATTGTAAAACAGTTTAACACTTATTAGGAAAGGTACCAGAATGGCACACACACTAAATAACGAATCATCTGCAGCATCAGTATTTGCATACAAAGTTGTAGTCTTCTTCGAAAAATTCGGCGCAGCAATGGCTAAGCGTAGAGAAGCACGAGCAACATTCAAAACCCTCCAAGGATTAACAGATCGCGAACTTAGCGACATTGGTATCAGTCGTGGAGACATTCGCTCGATCGCAAACGACACATGGGAAGATAATCGTAAACGCGATACTTTACCATATGCATCAACTAACTCTAACTTAAAAGGTTTTGTATAATGGAAATCGCAGGTGAACAACCAGTAAGAATGCCAAAATTTTTTAGATTATTAGCAAAAGGCTTAGTTGCTCTTGGAATGTTCTTATGGGCATTTGGTGAGTCAGCAGGTAGAGCAAGAGCTGCAAGTGAATTATATCGTCAAGGATATGTAGAAGAAGCAAGAAGATTAATGTTGGAGAGTAAATAATGACTGGTGATATAGCAACAATGGGCGCATTAATTGGCGCAGGGTTAGCAACATTTGGTATGGGTGGCGCAGCCATCGCAGTAGGAATGATTGTTGGTAGTGTACTTAAAGTAATGCCTAAGAAGCCGGATACTGGTACAATGTTTGTAGGAGTCGCATTTGCAGAAGCATTAGGAATCTTTGCATTCTTAGTAGCATTATTATTAATGTTTGCGATCTAATGGTTGGTGAACAACACCTCGAGATCTCAGCGCAAGTAGTACAGAAATTAGGTTTCTATATGTTTGTGGTAATGACATCTCTAATATTAATATGCATAGCATTTGGGTTTTATGCAGTGATTACTAAGTTTAAAGAACCCACATGGAAAGAAGCGTGTATCGCACAAGGCGGTGTACCAGTACAGTTAGAAAAATCATACTTCGACTGTAAGAAGCTGTAACAAAGAGGAAACGTAATGTTTAAACGATTTATGAAATTAATGGAATATAGAAGTTACTGCATGAGTATTAAGCAGTTGAGAGAAATGGGTATGTATGATAAAGCTGATGAAATCTCAGAATTCAAACACAACATGTATAAAACAAGTTAGGATATAATATGAAAACACTTTATTTTTATTTAGCAGTCTTCGCCGCAGTATTTACAGTGAGCGCAGCAAACGCAGACGTAACAATCGAAATGTTAAACAAGCGCGACGATGGCGCTAAGATGGTTTACTCACAAGATATTACACGTATCGAAGTGGGTGAGATTATCACATGGATACCAACATCAAAAGGTCATAACGTAGAATTTATTGCAGGACCAGACGGATGGAAGTTGCCTAAGAAATCAAAATTAAATAAAGTAGTTGAGATGCAGTTCAATACACCTGGTGTATATTTGTATCAATGTTCACCACATAAAACAATGGGCATGATTGCTATTGTCGTTGTAGGTGATGGCGGAGATGGTTTATCTGTTCCAGGTAAAAAGATTAAAGGCAAGTCAAAGAAAAGACTTAAAGAAATAATGGCTGACCTATGATCGATCCAGACCACACTTACGTAAAGCCTAAAGGTGAGAAGAAAAAAGGCGGAAAGTAATAACTTTATAAATCCGTATAAATAAAGGGTAGGCATTAAGTTGTCTACCTTTTTTTGATTCAACGGAGAAATATTATGGGAAGAATACGTGATAGAGGTAATGATGGCGGTAATGTTTATAGGTGGCAAACATTAGCAAGATTCGTAAATACTAACGGTTGGAGAAGAGGCGCAGAACTAGGAGTTCACGATGGCGTTAACTACAAATATTTAATTAATAATTGTCCGAATTTACATTTAATCGGTGTAGATTTATACGAGCCACAACCAGAAAATAATGGTCCAGAAAAGTGGACTCCAGGCGAACATGGTCATGCTTGGAATCATAACGCATATTATGACGATATGAGAGAATTTTCAATAAAACACCCAGATAGAACTGATATAATTAAAGACTATACCACAGAAGCTGCTAAGACGGTTTATGATGGTTCATTAGATTTTGTATTCATCGATGCTGATCATGGATATGAAGGTTGTTTGCGTGATATTAAAGCGTGGGATAGTAAAGTACGAGAAGGTGGTATTGTATTTGGACATGATATTCATTTCCCTACTGTACAAAAAGCAGTTACAGAATTTTACGGTGAAAACTCTTGGAACGTTGAAGATGATTTTATTTGGTGGGTGCAAAAGTGAATATTGAAAAGAAGCTGACACAGATTTGGATAGGACCTAAGCCTGCTCCGCTTACATGGATGCACACTTGGCGAGATAAACATCCTGACTGGGAATATTCTATATTTGATGATAGTATGCTTCATAATCGTAAATGGCATAACCAACATTTAATTGATCGTTACTATGCAATGCAAAAGTGGCCAGGAGTATCAGACTTAATAAGATATGAATTGTTATATGAAAGAGGTGGCTTTTGGCCAGAAGCTGATATGACTTGCTTAGAAAATACTGATGAGTTGTTTACTTCACCAAAAGATCATGCTTATTCTTGTTATGAAAATGAAAAAGGAAGACAAAACTTTATTCAACCTATTATGGCATGTAATCCAGGTAATGCTTTCGTAAAACATGTCATAGATACATTACATATATTAACACCAAACGAATTAAGCCCAGAACCTTTTAGATCAACTGGAAATCTATTCTTAGCTCGTCATGTTCCGCATTGGATGCATCAACTTACAGTATGGCCCAGTCATTACTTCATTCCTTTGTTTTACATTGGCGGAGCTAAAAGATATGATGGACCTGATAAGGTTTATGCCGATCATAAATGGGGATCAACCGGCCATGCAAATAGTATAACATATGATAAGGGTTTATAATGTACATATCTCACAAATATAAATTGATATTTTTAAGATCTCCGAAAACCGCTAGTAGCAGCTTATCAGAGTTTTTTATTAAAAACATTCCCGATCCTGATGCTATATACACGCCAGTAGAAGATAGTAATATAAAAGGAACATTGAGTCAGGATATTATTAATAGATATAAAACTCATTTCAAATTTTATCATTTTACTTTGCAAGATATAATTGATAATAATATTATTACGAAAGAACAGGCATTATCATATCGTTCTATTTGTGTTATAAGAGATCCAGTCGATAGACAAAAAAGTTTTTACTACTTTTATAAAAAATGGAAACAACCTGGTTCTCAAGCGAGCATTGAACAATACAACGATTGGACATCAAACGGTCCTTTTATAGGTGAACCTAACTCTGGTATATTACAATCATCTTTTTTAAAAATCGATAACAAAATTGTAGGAGAGTATTGGTTGTATCAAAACTTTCATAATGATTTAAGTCAATTAATGCGAGAATTAGACTTATCGGTAACACATATGTTACCACAGCATAAGACAGACTTTAGAAAAAACAGAGATAACGAAATAAAGTTTAACGAGTTTGCCACTGATAATTTAAACAAATTCTTTGGTTCAGATGTTAAGTTGTATAATGAATTATTAGAAGAGACTTATGTATGAAAGCTTACATATTAAAGATTGATACTCAAACATCGAATGAATATGCTAAAGTTTGTTCTGATAGCTGCAACAATATAGGACTTGATTGGGAGTATTTTAACGGGTTTCAAAACATGTCTGGAAAGATGGCTTTTAATACTTTAAATATCCCTGGTTTACCTGTAGAAACATACAGTCACATCGATAACCCTTCTACTGGCCATAAAGCTATGTGTGCTACAGCTGGTCATTTTGCGATATGGCAGAAAATTGCTAAGTCTGACCACGATGTAGGTATAGTTTTAGAACATGACGCAGTTATGTTACAACCAGTAACTATACAAATACCAGAAAATACTATCGTTGTTCTTGGTTACAAAGTTAAAGATAAAGATAGATACGATCACAAATCTGCTGGTGTTCCTAATGATTTAATAAGAATTGACGGGCACGAAGGAGCTCACGCTTATGCAATAACTAAAAGAACTGCTAAGTTCTTGCTCAATGAATTGAGCATACAAGGTGTTCATAGCGCAATAGATAATGATTATTTTATTAGAAGACAGCGCAGAACTGCAATGCCTTTAACTATAGCATCACCTACACCAGCTATAGGATGGTTAAGGGAATCTACCATATGGCAAGAAAGTTCTCATACTAATTATGAATTTATACCCTCTTTTCATAAATATTATAAATAGAAATAAATCTCAATACAATAGGATTGCTCTCATGGCTGATGATAAAGACGTTAAAACAGATGAAAAATCTAAAAAGAAAAATTCTAAGAATTTTGACAGTTCAAAATATATAGATGTAGAACCTACATTGGATGAAAAAGAAGAGACTAACGAGGCTCTTTTAACCAGAATGCAAAGACGTGCACGCGGTATTACAATGCGTAAAAATCGTTTTAAGATTAAAAGAGGTAGAGAAAAAGCTGCCCGCAGAATGGCATCAGTCGAAATACTTAAAAAGAGAGCACGTAAACAAGCTATACGCAATTTAAAAGCCAAATTCGCTAAAAATAAAAGATATGCTGAAATGAGCGCTGGTGAAAAGATAGTCATCGATAAAAGAATTTCTAAGTTACCAGCATCTAGATTGAATGCTATGGCTCGTAAGTTATTGCCAAGTGTCAAAACTGCTGAACGCGCAAGAAAAACACATGCTAAGAAAGAGTCTGTTTCTTTATCAAGCATGGTAGATAATAATTTAAATGAAGCAACAATGTGGGGTCAAAGACAAGGCAAGCGTCCTCATATGCTTCTTGATAAAGATAACAAACCAAAATTCGATAAACGTTTTAGAATGTATAAACCTAAAATGGAAGAAAGTGTTGATGATTTTGATGAGATCCTCAATTTATTAGAAACAACAGAAGATTACGTTAGTAGCGAACAAGGACGAGAAGATATGCAAAGCTTTAAAGAAAACACAAGGCTAAAGTTAATTAATAAAATTAAAAACTCAGGCGTAGTTAAGTCAGGTTCCATGTCAAAAGACGCACCAGTTAAAAAGGAAAAAGAAGAGATCAAAGAGCTATCGATTGCTGACGTTCAAAAGGCCACAGCGATGGCAAAGAAACGACAAGAAAAGGAACGTAATGCTAAAGGAAAAACCAGTGTATCGACGACTGATCTTGCAGCACGTATGCCTAAGAAAGAAGCAGCTGATTTAGCAGATCTCGCAAACGAAAAGATTAAAGATAAAAAAGAAATCGGTGAAATACCAAAAGACAGCGAAAGAAAATTTAAGCGTCGTAAAACCGTAGTTGATAAAGAAATAGAAAAAAATGACGTGGAAGAAGCAGCAACTCAAAGATCTTTGTTAAACATTGTTGCTAAAAACGAAGCATTTGGTCGTGCAAGATTTTCTCAAGAACTAAAAAGAAAAGGAATGGATGTAAATAAAATGCATTCCGACAATGTTAAAGATGCAGAAGCTGCAAAGAAAAGATCGGCAGAAGCTGAAAAAGATTTAGCTGATTTCAGAAAAAAGCACGGAATGAAAGAGTCAACAAACGGTGTACGTCAACCAAAGCATATGGACCCTAAGCCAACAAGCATTAAATCTATTACTACAACCAAAAGAAATCCTACTAAAGTTAAACCAAAACCGGCTGCAAACAACCGGCCAGGATATGTTGCTGGAGATGAGTACATTGGTGAAGCACAACTTGACGAGTTATCGCCTGAAACAATGATGAGCTATAAAAAGAAAGCTGATTACAGTGCAGATCGTGCAGCAAACTCTGCAGCTGCTAAAATTCTTAGAGGTAAAGATAAAGACGGCAATAGAGCTGATCATTCTCCTGAACTTAAGACTATGAAAAAACGCAGAGAAGGCGACAGACTGTATAATACAAGAGCTGCCGATAAGTTAAGAAAGGCTTTACAAAAAGAAGCTACTATTCCTGATGGACAAACTGCTTTTACAAAAAGACCAGATGTGACAGATAGCGATAAAGATAAACTTCTTAAGATTAAAGCAATGATGGATAAAGAACGCTCAAAGAAAAATACGAATGAGAAATATGCTTCAGATGCTCAACGTAAAGCAGTATGGGCATCGAGAAATGATAAGAAAAATGAAGCCCAGGTAGACGAGATGGATATTTCTGTTAAGTCTATTACTAAGTCAGGACTTAGAAAAGTTGGTGATGAACCTAAACTAAAGGCTGATTTAAAAGCTTTAAGAGATAGACTTAATAAAGATAAGGGTGACGGATACGGCTCAAATAAATCATTAAAAGCTAATTACGGCGAAGAAGCTGGTGCAGGAGAACAAGGTACTGATAAATTAGTTAATAGATTTAAAAAGGACACTCCCAATGCTTAGTTTTAAACAATTTGTTATTGAAGCAAGAGATACTCATTGCTCAGATAAATGTTGTGGTTCCGACGTTAAAAGAGAAGATTGCGATTGCCCACCAACTTGTGAGCATTGTAATTGCAACGCAGTTGACGAAGCTTGTTGGGATACTCATAAACAAGTAGGAATGAAGAAAAAAGGCGATAAGATGGTACCAGATTGTGTACCTAAAGAAGATGTAGATGAAGGTATTGTTGGATCAGCTTTATCAGGCGTATTTAAAGGCGCTGCTAAAACAGTTGTAGGTGGAACACGCCTAGCCGGTAAGGGTATCAGAAGAGCATCTGTAGCAGGGAGAGCAGACGCAGCTGAGAAAAAAGCTAAAAAAGCCGAACAAAAGAATAAAGATCGTGAAAGACTTACTAAGATGAAAGCAAGATACGATGCTGCAAAAGCTAAAGCAAGAGAAAGAGCTAATGCACCGGTAAAGCCAACTAAATCAGGAGCTACTTCATGAAAAAGTTTAAGTCATTCTTAGAAGCAAAAGACCAAAATCCTGGTGAATACGATCAAGAAGGAAGCATGGCTAAGACATCTTTGCGCACTATGATAGATGCTGCAACTGAATTGTCTAATATGCTAGGCGATGATGATAATCTACCAGAATGGGTTCAAGGCAAAATTACTAAGGCCACTGATTATATTGATACCGCAAGAGATTATATGAAGTCAGAAAAGAGTTAATAAATGTTAAGATTTAAGCTTTTTTGCGAAAGAGTAACTCAGAGACAGATTACTGATTTAGAAAAATTTGGTGATAAACTGCTTAATAAGTACAATATCGATATCGAGTTTTCTAGACATTTCGCAGATAGGATGAATGATCCAAGAAACAAACCAGAGATTAAGATAGCAGAGCTTCAGAAACTGTTTAAAAAGATTGCTAAGAGAAAAGGCAAATCAATTAAACAGTTAGGGCCTGATGTGCAAGCTGTTTTAAAAGATATTGATACAGATTTAAATTTGCCTATTGTTATTCATTATAACAAAGGTGAATTTGAGATTACGCATAAAACTATTATGCGCAAAAAGAATTTTAGAACCCCAAACGACGTGGTGAAAGTATGAAAAGATTTATTCAGTTTACAGAAAACGCTAGTTACTATAAAGGCATTCCTAAAAAACAAAAAGATGACAGAGAACGTCATTTTGAAAAAGGCGCAAAGATGGATGATGGTAATCCAGCTGCTTATAAACCTGCTCCAGGAGATAAAGATGCTAAGACTAAAGAGTCAAAGCATACAAAGAAAGCACGCGCAATGGGTTTTACAAACGAAGAGTTTGATTTCTTAGGAGAAGACGCTGCAGGTAAATCTTTAGCAGATAAAGCAAAAAAATCGGGTATGGCCGCAGGTATTTTGCGTAAAGTATATAATAGAGGTGTTGCGGCATGGCGTACTGGACATAAACCTGGCACAACTCCACAACAATGGGGTCATGCTAGGGTAAATTCTTTCATTACAAAGTCTTCTGGTACTTGGGGAGGAGCTGATAAAGACTTAGCTTCTAAGGTAAAAAAATGATAACTTTTAAACAATATATAGCAGAACAAGAAGATAAGGCTACACCTGGCTTTGATAAAGATAAAGATGGAAACGTTTTTGTTGCTCATGATACTTCATTCGACAGGAAAAAAGAAAAAGAAAAGAAAAAAGATACTAACGAATCTATAATAAAAAAAGTTAAAAAAGCTTTTGGCGTTAAAGCAGATCATGAAAAATCTTTAGCTGATCACGCTGCGAGTCATAATAAAACAGATCACAGTGAACATCTATCAAACCATTCTTCTCGCGCACATGATGACAATCATGAGAGTGAAGCTTTCGGTCATTTTAAACGTAACTCTTCAGAAATGAATGAGCATTTAATAAGTCAGCATAAAAAAGGATTAAGTCCTGATCATCACAAAGGCTACAGTAAAAAAGCTGCTCACGAGCACAAAATACATAAAATGGACCATTCGCATTGGGATGACCACAGTGAATTTCCTGATCGTCACGAGCAAAAACATATTCGCAATAGCGAAGCCCATGTGCATCACACAATCCATAAACATTCTAAACCTCTTGGTAAAAAAATAACTTTGTATCACGGTTCACATCACGACTTTGGTGCAGCAGCTGCAAAACATCCAAAAGGTATAATTCACAACCCAGCTCATATGTCTACATCACATGATCATAAATCAGCAAAAGAATTTGGAAGCGGACATATTCTTGCAATTCACGCCGATAAGAAAACTAAAGCCGTTCATATAGACGGCGAAGGCGCACGCCAACAGTCCAACCATCCTGAAAAAGAAACAGTTCTTCCAGCTGGAACTAAATTAAAACATGTTAAATCACATAAAACATCCGACGGCTATACAGTACACCACTTTAAAGTCCATAGTCAACACGATAATGGCAAGCATTACGATCACTAGAGAGATATTAGATGAAAACTTTTAAAACATATATTAGTGAATTATATACTGAAGAAAAAGATCCACGTTTAAAGAACGCTGGTGTAGCCGGTTTTAATAAAGCCAAAGGTACTCCTTCTCATCCTACCAAAAGTCATATTGTTGTTGCTAAAGATGGTGACAAAGTTAAAACAATTCGATTTGGTCAGCAAGGTGCAAGTACAGCTGGTGATCCTAAAAAGGGTGAGTCTGATAAAATGAAAGCAAAACGTAAGTCGTTTAAGGCTCGCCACGGTAAAAACATCGCTAAGGGGAAAATGTCAGCCGCATATTGGGCTGATAAGGTCAAATGGTAATTTTTTTATAAATACTATCAGTAAACATACAAAAAGGAAATCAAAATGAAACGGTTTAGTACATTCATTAACGAATTAGAAGAAAGTAAAAAGAAACTTTCTGGTGGACAAAAGGCGTTAGATAAAGATAACGATGGAGACATTGACGGTGACGATTTTGCTATGATGCGTAAAAAGAAAAACGAAGAAACAGAACAGCTTGACGAATTATCACCTGAAAAGTTAGGAACTTATATTAATAAAGCTTCTGATGATGCTTCTGATTTCCAGAATACGTCTAAGCGTAAAAAAGGTATTATGAGAGCTACTAAGAAATTAGTTACGAAAGCTGGTGGCGATAAAGACCAGGTCACAAACTATTAATTAACCCAAACTAGGAGAACAACAATGGCACTATGGGGAAAAACAGATGCACTAGCTTCCGTACCAAAATGGTTGGAAGATGCTGCATCAAACACAAACAAATCAAACGATCGCGATAACGCAATCTTTGTCGACCTTACAGAGGCAGGCATTGCATCTAACCGCGCTAAAGGTATTACTGGTCCAGGCTGGTGGTTGTATCATACATCAAATAGCCGTCATTATGCAGAATGCTTGGTACCGATGAAAGTAACCGCAGTTGCTGCTGGCGACTTAGGTGTTACTGGTGATACAGCTGTTGAAGACGCGATTGTAGCTGACGCATAAACAAAATGAAATTAACAGAATCAACCTTTCTGTTATTTGCTTCGAAGTATTACGACAATCCTAATTGTACTGATATAATCGAATTCGATGAGGACTTGAAAAGATTTCAATATTTACGTAAACTTTTTGGTAGATATAGACAAGATAATGATTTGAAAGAAAGGTTGATTTTGAACCACTTGATCGTCATATATAATATTTTTGGACCTGAAGCAACTAACATGCTCTTTATGAAGCTACATGACTATCACGAGTATTTAAAGCCGTTCGTAGAGTATTTAAACTTTATGCCTTCGGTAATAGAATATGATGATATTATGCTTAGTAAAGATAATATTATTTCAGATATAAGTATAAGCGAAAAGCTTAGAGGAATTTAACAAATGGTAGTAGATCTATTTTTAGTCTATCAATTTATAAGACGTTTAGCTACACCATTTAATAAATGGGAAGCACATAAACTCGGCATCATTGATGATAAGGGTAATGTCTTAATTAAATCAAAAGAATTTACTAACTCTCGTCAGAGAAAGGCGTGGGGTATATTTGATAGAATGATAGCAAATCTAAAGAAACTCCTAGCTAAAGTGCCTGGTGGTAGTTCTAGATTTGCTACATACGCAGCTGCGTTATTCCTCATTAAAGAATATAAAGTGTTCACAGATGAATCAACTCTTACTGAAGACATAAGTGATGAACAACTACAAGAATCTATGGAATTATTTTCTAGTAGGTATAACCATTATACTGTGTTAGCTGAAAATGTCAACGAAAAGTTGAAAAAGAGTGATGATATGGGTGCTTGGATAGACGACTTTCAAGACTCAGACGCTCCTCAGTTTAAAGGTAAATCAAAAGAGAAAAAACGTAAGATGGCAATTGCTGCAAAGCTAAGTGCTATGGATGAAGAACCAGTTAATAATGTAGGTGGTGGTAATATCGCCGGAATGGATGGTGGCCATATGTCTAAAGCAGGACAAAAGAAATGGACGTCAAAGAATAGTTCTTCAAAAAATAAAAGACTAAGAGACATTATTGGAGATAAAACATGATTACGTTAGAACAATTCAGTGCAATGATTCCTTCAAATAAAAATCCTGAAGCTTGGTATGAAGCAGCAGTTCCTATGTTTGAAAAATATGAAATCAATACAAACAATCGTATCGCTGGCTTCATGGCTCAGTGTGCGCATGAGTCATTAGACTTTACCCGTTTAGTAGAAAATCTTAATTATTCAGAAAAAGCATTAAACTCAGTGTTTGGTCGTTACTTTGGAAAGGGTAAAAGAAATGCAAAAGACTACGCTAGAAACCAAGAAAAAATTGCAAACTACGTCTATCAAGATGAGTTTAGGTCCAAACGAGGAGCCTTGGGAAACGTTAATCCCGGCGATGGCTGGCTCTTTAGGGGTCGAGGTATCAAGCAGCTTACAGGCAGAAATAATTACACACAATTCGCAAATACAGTAGATATGACAGCCGAAGAAGCGGCTGAGTATGTTTCAACGCCTAAGGGCGCTATTGAGTCTGCTTGTTGGTTTTGGTCTACAAATAAGTTAGAAAAATGGGCAGATAAAGGCGATAATAAAGGGTTAACTAAAAAAATTAATGGCGGTACTATTGGTTTAGATGACCGTAATCGTCGTTGGGATGAAGCATTAGCAATCCTTGGCGGTAAAGCACCAGCCCCCAAGAAAACATCTACAAATGCAGTACGCACTCTACGTAAAGGTATGCAAGGTGATGATGTTAAAAAGATGCAAAAGGCTATTGGCGTAACAGCTGATGGTGATTTTGGATTTGGAACTCTTACTGCCGTAAAGAAATGGCAAAAGATGAACGGTTTAACTGCAGATGGTATTGTTGGACCAGCAACTCAAGCTAAAATGTTTAGTTAGTATAAATAGAATATAGTTTAAACAAAGGAGGCAGTAAAATGTCATTAGAAAAAATTATTGCAGCTGCAATCGAAGGCGATGCAGTTGAAGTCAATAACACGTTCAGCGAAGAAATTAGCAATCGTATCGCTTTGGCTTTAGAAGAAAAATATAAAAAAGCTATGGAAGCAAAAGCTGACGACGAAGACGAAGATGATGAAGACGAAGATGAAGATGATGATGACGACGAGGATGACGACGAGTAAGTCGTTGATCTAAAAATATGCCATCATTCTTATATTTAGGCATTATAATCATGGCAATGGGTGGAGGCGGTGCAGTCTACTACAAATCCACCCAAGCCAAAATTGTAGAACTTGTACAATATAATGCCACATTGACAGCACAAGTAGATCAGATTGCTCAAGTTAATGAAAAGAACTTAGCAACAATTGCTGACATGCAAGCAAACTTTGAACGTCAAAGAGAGCAATATGATGAGTTGCAAAAATCATTCAGCGAAATTAACGCACAGAAAAATCAATTGCAAAAACGCTTAGGTGACCACGATTTAGGAGCATTAGCTGCTGCTAAGCCTACATTAGTAGAAAGGGTCGTTAACGGAGCTTCTAAGAAAGCTTTTAGATGTTTTGAATTGGAATCAGGAGCTGAACTAACAGATAATGAAAGGAAAGCTAAAAATGCAAAAGCGTTTAATAGCGAGTGTCCTTGGGTTTACGATGATCTTATCGCTAGCGGCGTGCTCATCAAATCCGATAGTGGAACCACCGCCGAAAATAATAACTGAAACAGAATACGTTAAACCATCTAAACCAATTGTTCCTAATCCTCCTCAATTAACTATGAGAGAAATAGAATTTATAATTGTAACTCCAGAAAATGTAGATGAAGTATTCGCAAAACTAAAATCTGAAGATAAGGCAATATTTGGTTTAACGGATAAAGGTTATGGAGATATAGCTTTGAATCTTGCAGATTTAAGAGCATACATTCAACAACAAAAGAAAATCATAGGCATATACGAATCTCAGTATGACCAGTAAGAATAGCAGTTATGCTATAAAAAAGTCTATTTTGTTGAACCAACCAGCCCAATATTCATAAATATAGATATATCATTTCTAGTGTGATTATATTATAATCATGGAGTTCGCCACTAGCCTCCGTTATCAAAAGGCATTAAAGGAATAATATATTGTCAAAAGAACAAACTAATTGGGAAACAGATATACGCCTAATACAAAGTGATATCAAACAAATCCAAAAGTTCTTTAACAAGGTTGAATCATCAATGGAACTTATGGTCGACCTTAGTAAAAACGTTGCTGTCCAGTCAGAAGTAATCGCTTTTACAAAAGAAAAGTTAGAAGAAATTGAACGTACGGTTGACGAAACTAGACGTAATGAAGATTTACGTTTACAAGTATTGAGCGATAGGTTAGAAGAATACAGACGATCGTCTCGTGGAGACCATGAAAAACTTGCGCAGCACAACGCTGAAAAACGAGCTATGAGTAATAAAGAAATACTTGAAAAGCTTGAAGTAATGGAACGTGGTTTGCATTCTCGTATCAACGATCAGAATAAAAAAGTTAATGCCCTAGAAAATTGGAAATACTATATGATGGGTATTGGCGGGGTAATCGTTCTTCTTGTCGCGCGAATTAATTGGCCATATCTTTTTAATTAAGTTGTGTACATCTGACAGATTCCGGCGTATAATGTTATTATCACGCAACATGGAATCAATTTATAATGGTAGATTTTGTAGACATACAATATGCTCAAATGCTTTCTGGTCGTCTAGATCAGTTTAAGATAAAACATACTAATCCGTATAAAATCAACTTTCGTTGTCCTATCTGTGGTGACTCTCAAAAGTCACGCTCAAAGGCACGCGCTTGGTTGTTAGAACGAGACAACAAATTCTCATTCTATTGTCATAATTGTAATGCTTCTCAAGGATTTTCATATTTCCTTAAAGGCCAAGATATGCAATTATACAATGATTACGTAGCTGATAAGTTTGTAGGTAAAGCTAATAATACTATTAAGGATACCAAACAAGACGATGATAAGTTTAAGACTAAGGCTCCTGTTTTTAACAAAACAAATCCTCTTGCCAAAATTAAAAAGGTAAGTCAGCTTAAACATGATCATCCTATAAAGCGTTATATCAATCAACGTAAAATTCCACCATCACATCATTACCGTTTATATTTTGCGCGTAAGTTTAAAACATGGATTAATGAAATTATTCCTGGTAAGTTTCAAAGTGTAAAGCACGACGAACCTCGTTTAATCATTCCGTTTCTAGACGAACGCGGTAATTGTTTTGGTGTCTCAGCGCGTGGATTTGATCCTGAAGGTATCAGATATATAACTATAATGTTTGAAGATAGACCAAAGATATTTGGTTTAGATAAAGTAGATCAAACCCAAATATATTATATTGTAGAAGGCGCTATTGACAGTTTCTTCTTATCAAATGCAATATCTATGAATGGTGCTGAAGGTAATAGTAATTCTGCTAACGATAACGCTGTATATGTCTTTGATGCAGAGCCTAGAAATAAAGAGATATGCAATCGCATGGAGAAGGTTATTAAGAACGGCCATAAAGTTTGTATTTGGCCATCTGATATAGATGGTAAAGATATAAACGAAATGTTTCTAGCAGGATTAAATCCTGAAAGAATAATAGAAGAAAATACGTACTATGGTTTAACAGCCGAATTAAAATTAGCCGCATGGCGCAAAACTTGAAGGATTAAAAATGAAAGCTAGACTAATCGCATATTCACAACCATCCAAAGATGAAATCATTGGTTTGGACGACGTACAAGATTTAATCGCGTACTGCGCAAGAGTATCAAACCCATCGAACCAATTAAACCAAGAAACAGCTCCTAAGCTATTGTCATATCTTGCTAAACATGCTCATTGGTCACCGTTTGAAATGGCTAATGCTACTATGGAAATTGAAACAACCCGTGATATCGCTCGCCAAATGTTACGTCATCGTTCATTTGCATTCCAAGAGTTTAGCCAACGCTATGCTGATATCCGTGACCTAGATAGTAAAATGGTTGTTCGTAAAGCTAGATTACAAGATCCAAAAAATCGGCAAAACAGCGTTATGACTGACGATGTATCTCTGCATATGGCTTGGGAAGTTCATCAACGAAATGTTTGGAACGAAGCAATGAAATCATATGCGTGGGCTATTGAAAATGGTATCGCAAAAGAACAGGCTCGTGCTATTTTACCTGAAGGTAATACACCAAGTCGTTTATATATGCAAGGTTCTATTCGTTCGTGGATCCATTATATTGAACTACGTTCGTCTAATGGAACACAACAAGAACATATGGAAATTGCTGTTGCTTGTGCCGAAGCCATCACAAAAATATTCCCAAGCATCGGCGCTTTTATTCAAAAAGATTGACATATTACCACATATGTGGTACCGTAGTTGATAAATACACCTACCAATTGATAGACTCATTGGTAGAATTCCAAATAAAAGTAGTAAACGTTGCATAGTTTTGTGATGCGTACTACTTTACACTTTTAAACAAAGAGGCGCCTATGATGTTAGAGAATACGCAACCAATTTCAAATGTAATAGAACTATTAAGACCGGTTAATTATGTAACAAAACGTGACGGAACTACAAAAGATTTCGATAAAGACAAGATTACAGCAGCCGTAGAAAAAGCTATGAAAGGTATTGGAATTAGAAGTAAAAACTTATCAAGTGAGATTACTTCTGAAGTCGTAGAAACTATCAATCTAGAATCAAATGATGTTATTGTAAATGTTGATACTATCCATAAAACAGTAGAGAATGTTATAATGGATATGGGTTTACACGATTTAGCTCGTGAGTATATCCTATTTCGTTTTAACAACAAACCAGACATCTTTCGTAAGCGCACAAGCTTAAAGCCATACGAGTATCCTCAACTAGTAGAATATACTGACGCTATTCGTCATTCATATTGGGTACACACTGAGTTTAATTATTCAGCTGATATTCAAGACATGAAGGTCCGTATGAAACCAGAAGAAGTCGAAATCGTAAAGAAAGCCATGTTGGCTATCTCTCAAATTGAAGTTGCAGTTAAAACTTTCTGGGCTAAAATTGGCGATAGATTTCCTAAACCTGAAATCGCGGCAGTTGGTATTACATTTGGCGAATCAGAAGTTCGTCATGCCGATGCATATTCAAACTTAATCGAGATTATGGGTCTTAATGAAGAGTTTGAAAAAGTAGTAGAAGTACCTGCGATGAAAAAGCGTATTGCTTATTTAGAGCAATCAATTGGTTCTCCTGCAGATGATAAAGACTATTTCCACAAAATCATTCTATTCTCTATGTTTGTTGAAAACGTATCTTTATTCTCTCAGTTCTTAATTATGATGGCTTTCAATAAACACAAGAATGTTCTTAAAGGTATTTCAAATGCAGTTGAAGCAACATCAAAAGAAGAAGATATCCACGCTCGTTTCGGATTTGAGCTTGTAAATATTATCCGTGAAGAAAACCCAGAATGGTTCGATAAAGATAGTAATAACGAAGTTAATCGTCTTTGCCGTGATGCGTTCAAAGCCGAGTCTGCAATCGTTGATTGGATTTATGCCGAGCATGATTTAGACTTTTTACCCAAAGCAACAGTGAAAGAATTCCTTAAGCATCGCTTTAATCAATCGTTAAAAGCTATTGATATGAAGCCTTTGTACGAGGTTGATGAAGAAGCAATTGCAAGTACTGAATGGTTCGTAGAAGAAATCCTAAGTACCAAAAATGTTGATTTCTTTGTCAAGCGTTCGACCGCTTATTCTAAGAAGACAAAGGCATTCACTGAAGACGATTTATTTTAAGGAAGTATATTATGAGAAAATACAAAAAATTCTATTGGCTAAATGATGACTCCAAGACATTTTTGTCGCGCGGTTATCTAGAAGAAAAAGAAAAGCCGCAAGACCGTATCCGTTTCATTGCTGATAAAGCTGAATGGTACCTTAAGGATATGGCAAAAACAAAAGCAGGTAAAGCTTCTTATGACGGCTTTTCTGATAAATTTTATGACTACATGAGTCGTGGTTTTTATTCCCTAGCATCCCCTATTTGGGCAAACTATGGTAAAGAACGTGGGTTGCCAGTATCATGTTTTGGATCGTACATCGATGATAGCATGTCAGCAATCTTATTCGGCCATGCAGAAAATGGCATGTTGATGAAAAATGGTGGTGGTACATCAGGTTATTTTGGCGCAATCAGACACCGTGGAGCTCCTATCCGAGACTCAGGTGAATCTTCAGGTTCTGTGCACTTCATGCAGATGTACGATACTTTGGCTTCAGTCGTATCACAAGGTTCAGTACGTCGTGGTTTCTTTGCTGCATATCAAGACATTGAACACCCAGACGCTGACGAGTTTCTAGACATTGGCACAGAAGGTAATCCTATTCAAGGGTTAACAACTGGCATCAATGTTAGTAACAAATTCATTGATGAAATGAAAGCTGGAGATCCAGACAAACGTCGTCTATGGGC